GCCACCTCGGCGAAGGATTGGGACAACGTCTTGGGCGTAGGGACGGAAAGCACTACGACTATTATGCTTTCTCCGGCGAAGAAAGCAGTGTACCTGCCACGCGTTGCAGCTTGCCTGCAGAGCGTAAGGGTATGCCTGTGAAGTGCAATCATACGTTCACAGTAGAGAGGAGCAGCTCACTCTGCCAGATTAATTCTGATATTTCACATTATACATTAATTGATGAATTGCACGATCATGGAGAAATGTTGAATGATCGTTTGGTACACAACTCATATCTTATTAACATATTTACATTGTTCTTAATTAAACCTCAGTATTATTTACAATTATTAGAAGAATTCTTAGATGTTTGTAAGCACCACTCTCATTATTATGGTGCATCGTCATTATTATTCGCAATGGTTAAAATTTTATTTACTGTAGGATTATTACAACCAGCAGGAGCAACTACTACTGAGGATTACACCAAGGCTATTACAAATTCATTCTATGGCGCCTTGTCCACTATGCAATTCTGGTGGATCATGATAACTGTAGCTTTTGTCATGGGTGTTATTATCATTTACATTATTTACTTATGGTTACAAGGAACAGATACATTAGATTTGATACATGAAACTAATCAGTGGAAAGTGAGAATTAATAACATGGAAGATCTTACAAATGAATTATTAAGAATAAAATCAAGATGTTTAATTTATCCTGAAAGACATGAGAAATTATTTGGAGTATTTAGTTTGCCTAATGATATAGACTTAACAAATTTCAATGATGTTTGTGCATGGACCTATGTCAGTCCTATAGAAGCACAAGCTTACGAGACGCAAGGTTATAAAGTTAAAAGTATGAAATTAGAAGAGGTCATAAGTGATAGCAAGTTATATTATAAATACCTAAAAACAATGAAATTAAGAGGTATTGAACCTGATTACATGAATATTCAAGATAAGAAATTACTATTAGCAAAATTAAGAGAAACCACTGAAGTTTCAAAAATATGGATGGCATTCATACCTAAAAAGACTTGGGGTTTAGATCAAGCATCTTATAATTACATCAAGAATCTTTTCAAAAATCAACAGCTCGAAATTGGAGATTGTAGACCAGTTAACAAATCACAAAGAAAACCAAGAGTTACCATCCTTAGACTTTACCAAGTAGATACTCAATCAATAGAAATGAAGATAGTCAAATTGTGGAGATTATTTAAATTTATAGATTATGAGAGACAAGATTATGTTAAGAACATGTATTTTAGTACCACATTAATGGAGCAAATCAGATGTGAATATCATTCCAGTGGAAGAATTGTCAACTTGGAAACCATCATAAACGCAGCTTGTAAACACACCGAAATGTTAATGACAGCAGAAGATTGGTCCAATTGGGGACTTTATGGAACAAGTTATTTAGCTAGAATTTTATCTATGGAGAGAATAGAGTCGACTAAAGTAAACACAATTAACCATAGAGTTGTTAAAGCACAATTAGAATTAATTCCTATGATTAAACAAGAACAAACAATTAGAAAACTCAGTCATAATGTATATAGAGCTATTCACATGACAAGATCATTTAAATATATTAAGTCACTATTCTGGTGTATCGTAGCATTGTTCACATTCATTATCTCAATAGGAATATTTAAATTTTTCGTATTATTGAATATGGAACATGTTTTCACAGAAGACAATGACACAGTTAGTCAATTCTTTAAAGTTAGAAACGTAGAATATGGAGATCCAACCTATTACGATATACAGAAACCTAAAAACAAAACTAAGAATTATAAACTTATAAAGCAAGGACATACCAACAAAGCTGCAAGCTATTGTGTAAGAAGAATAGTAACAGGTTATAATTATGATGGCATGCAATGGTTCGATTTGAATTCTCAGGTAAACAAGGACGCAGCAGTTACAACTAGAGTAGCATTAACCAACGTAACAGAAAACTATTCACCAGATTATGAAAGAATGGAGAAATATGCAAAACAATTGGGTGAATACCTCCGAGAAAAGGTACGACCTGTGGATGATGTATTTAATTTGGAGGCTTTCGAAGATTTCATTAATACACGTAAGCAATACACCCAAGCGCAAAAACAAAACATTATAAAGGTAGCAAGAGAATGGGACACAGGTTCATGGCATGAAGCATTGCACTCTAGAGAAGCAAGATATTGTGCATTTTTGAAGGACGAACCATATCCAGAGAACAAGAGACCAAGAAACATATTAGCAGCATCAGAAATAGTCAAATTCTATATGGGATCAGTATTTCATGAAATAGGAGAAGAATTCTTCCAGTTGGAACAAACCATAAAGTTAACATCCATAACAGACAGACCAAAGAGAATTGAAGAATTATTAGGCGGTGATGGATACGTGTATGTCACTGACCACTCAGCATTTGAAGCCGCTGCAACCACAGATATTCAAAGACATTTAGAACAAATAGTATACAAGACAATTTATCCAGAATTAGAAGATTACTTTATGGTTTTTGCTGAGGATATAGTATTTTCTTGCGGAAGGAACACAAAAGACTCCGAGCCTTCTGTTTATTTCATGCCATGTAGTAGATGGTCTGGCGCACCAAACACATCCTTAGGTAACTCAATTACAAATTACGTGTTCATAAAGATGTTAGAAGAAGTTACCAGAAATGAATTCAAATTTATGATTGAAGGTGATGATGGCCTTATAGTTGCTAAGGAACCATTGGATGTGGAATTTTGCTTTAGATTTGCTGAGCAAAATGGATTCAGCTTGAAAATGGAACAAAAAGATTCAATTAGAAATGCTGGATTTTTGTCTATGGTGTGGGGTGAAGATATGATTCCAGATGTTGAAGACCCATGGAAGTACCTAGTTGCCGGAGTAACATTCAGACCATATAAGGTAAAAGATATGAGTACTTATCTTGCTTACATGAAAGCTAAGTTCGTATCAATTTGTATCATGATGCCAAAGAATGAATTGTTTTATGAAATTCTTAAAGGAATTGAGAAGTTAGAAAATAATAAGTACAGAGCAATTGAAATTTCTAACAAGTTCTGGGAATTAAGTAGATTTGACAATGAAAGAGTAGAATATGAATTATTGAAGAATGGTAGTGTATTATTGAAGAAGGTCAGTGAATCAATTGCAGACAGAATGCATCCAGAATATTACAATGAGACTTATATGAAGTATAACATTACAGAGAAATTGGTTAAATTATTGAAATACGAATTGAATTCTGGAGTTGAGTCATTATTCAATCATGCAGTAAGAGAAATTATTGAGTTATATCATACCAGAATCTCAACTTATGATGATCTAACAGATTTTTAATTGATACGAAGCTCATTACCTTAAACACATCAATTAATGAATTCCCCTGCCTATTACACTAAATAGGGTGTATTGTTCAATGTCAGGAAAAACAAAGAACAACAGCGGAGCAGCTGTATCTGCCAGAAGAACTAATAAAGGAAAGAGAAGCTCTTTCAAAAGAAGAAACATTAGAAGATTAAGAAACAGAAATCTCAATTACACAAGGAAATTGGTAGGTGAGGTTGGACAAACACAAACATTCAAATGTACCAAGCGAGAAGTTTGGTTTACCGGTAGTTTTGCAGCTGGTAACCAACTAACTGCAGTTAAAAAGAAATTTGACATCACAACAGGTCCAGCTTGGTTCAAACAGATGGCAATGACCTACGAGAAATACAAATTACATGGAGTTAATTTATATGTCAAGTTCGGAGGATCAGCAATGACTAAAGGTATTTATGTCTTGACATATAATGCTAATGAATCAGCATTTGGAGAAAACAAAACCTTTGAACAATATTGTTGTCAAAAGGGTTCACAATTAGTACCAGCAGCTAGACAATCAGGTTCCATACACATAAACGGTAGTTCACTTACTGGGTACTCCACTACCTTACCAACAGAAGGAACTGGTACTTACAGTTTTAATGCCATCTTAGCAGGAGTCCCGGTTGAAGCAGTAGATTACATAGTTGAAGTTCAATATGTAGTAACATTTTATAATCCAACCATTAGAGAATGAAGTGTGTCACCTACTGATGTGATATATACTCGAGCAGAAATAGATCAAGTCGTAGAGAAGTTCGAAAATCAATACTTTTCAGATAATTCAACAAAAGCTGATATACCAAGTTTCAACTATGAAGATGAATATTATGGAAATTGTCCAACATTTGCATTCCCATTGAAGAAAGGTGAGAAAATCAAATTATATTGCAATTCCAATTACCAAATTAGAGCAGCAAATGATATTAAAGATGTAGAGGTAGTAAGTCCTACATCTTATCATAGTAGCACATATGTAAATCCTATTAGATATTGGCAACCATCAGTCACAACTGATGCTCATGTTAATAAGAATACAGAATTAGCAAAAGTGATTTCTATAGCAGATGACGCCTCAGGTTATTATAGAGATGATATTCAAGGTGAAATTACAATAGGATCTCTCATGAACAAATCGGTCGTTATTGAGGCAGTAGAAGAATGCATTGTATTAATCCGTGACATTGGAGCCCAAATTACTAATACAATTTTTGGAGCTCTTACAGAAGTTAACAAGGCCGCTCTCACATTCAAGTTATTAGTCGAAGAGATCAGTTATACAATAGAACAAACTACATACACAGTTCAGGTAATTGGTGCATTCATACCAGCTTTTGTAGCAACAATGTTTTGGGCAAGATATAAGTTGCAGTCAACAATAAATGTTATAGCACGAATAGCTTCTGGCAATTATCATTACTGGTGGGATAGACTTGAAAATGAGAATGGACATTACATAGCAAATTATAATTATTTATTACCAGAAGTAGAGTAAAATGCACATCAAAGATGGTGTTATTATTACATGGGGAATATTTCTATTTAAAATCGTGGAAGATCACGTCCCTGAGGAGAGCAAGACTCAGGTGTTTGTCAGGGTGACCTGGCTTAAGGGGAGATTGTGCGACGAACGGTAGTACCCGAGTCCTACTCGATCTCTCTGACTCACAGGTATTGTCCAGGACCCTCAGTCCACCTGTGAGTAATTATCCGCCGCGAATTGTGGGGTAAGGCGTAGCTCAACACCTTGAGAAAGTGTTGGAAGCTCCTAGTATTATCCGATATTAGGAGAGTATGGTCGAAGCCATACAACCTGTAGTGGGTTAATCTACAGGATCCCCGTAAGCTACATGACTAGCTTTATAAAGGATAAGTACTATTCTTATTCTGTCTCCTAGGTGGTAATCCATCAGGACTGTTCAC